GTGGCCAAATCACCGAACTGAGCGATCGGCAGCACAATGGTATCCGCAATCTGCGTTCCAAGACTTGCCGACTTGATGCCGGTCAGCAGGCCGTTAATGAACGCGAGGATCGCCTGTGGCGTGGACTGTGCGAACGTCGCCGCAGACGCAACCTCAGTGATGCCTTGGGTGTTGAAGAGACCTTCAATCCCCATGTCATCATTGCCGATAAGCGCCGTGCTGTTGACCAGCTGCTCATACGCCATCCGCGCCGCATTTGCCGACTCAGTGGGCAGGTTCGTGCCGAGTTGTGCCGCCGCGCCAATTTCCTCAATCGAATAGGAATACATGACGCCCGCCATATTGACGGTCTGCTCAAACTTGCCGCTCGTTACATCAACGCGCGGGATGTCGTCCCCTTTGCCGTTGATGAACTTTGCGCGCCCGACCGAATCCTGCGTGAAGAACGTGACGGATGCTGCGAATTGATTTGCCGACGTGTCCACCTGCATCAAGCGCGGGTAGAGGATTGTCGGATAGGGTTTGCGCATCACCTCGGCTTCGATGTGGCTGCGCTGCGAAATGACGAAACCCAAAGCTGCGGTCGCGTCCATGATCTCCGTGTTCATTGTCTTTGCTCCTTACGGCAGATAGACACGAACAAGATCACCGATCTCGCCCGAAGTTTCAAATTTTGCCCCGGCAATCGTGGTGGCAAGGCCATCACCAATCACTCCGGTCGCGGCGTTAAAGGTTACTGCATCACCAGGATCAACCGCAGTCGATGCTGTGACCCAAACCGTGCCCTTGCGCAGAATACCGGCCATTTCGCCGACGATATATTCGTCGCCAACGCGGGTCTTGTCGATGATGGCGATGCCTTCAAAGCCGGTGCCGTCGAGTTTGACCGCTCCGTCGATGACGCCATCACGACCGACCGCGAGGCCGAACGCAACTGGTGCAGTGGTGACGCGCTTGGACACCACGTCTTTGACTTGCTGGCCTTCTGCAATCATGCCGGGAAGGGCCAATGGCATTGCATCAACAGCAGCCCCGAATGCGTCTTGAATAGGCATGATTTACGCTCCTTTGCCAACGGGTTGAAGATAGGCCGTGCCGAGGCTCTTGACGTATTCGGCACGCGCGTCGGTCGCAACCGTCACGCCAGTTGTCAGTGCATCAGCCACCGGGTCACCTTTGGCAGCATCCTCTGACAGAATGTCAAAGTACGCATCAATATATGCGTCGGGTTTGCCGGTCAAAGCTGCATCGCCCAGAACCGTCACGACAGCGGCCTTGCGAATGGCAGCGTCAGACAGGCCTGTCGTTTCCACGTCCTTGGCGATTGCCTTGGCCTTGCCGATCAGATCAGCGCGGGCCGCGACTTTGGCGTCAAGATCCGCGTCGGATAATGTGGCGTTGGCCATTTCGGCAATCTTGGCGTCCTTGGCCGCCAGTTCGCCGTCCTTGGCGGCCAGTGCCGTCTGTGCGTCCGTGATCTGTCCTTGCAGCTTTTCAAGCGCCTGCGCGCCTGCGTCGGTCGTGACGACGGAAAGTCCATCGATCAGGACTGTCCGCGTCTGAATGGCGTCTGCCATGATTGCGTCCTTTCGGTCGTTATGTGGGGAAGCGCCCCACGGCACATGCGCGCCGTCACTGACACGTAATTGATTGCCGCCGCGCGCTTCCCGCACGACAGCGACATGGTTCATTCGGAAGTCTGACATGATCGCGTCATATGGTTCACCGCCTGGCGATACCCCGTCGATCATTTCAATTTCAGCGGAATACCCCATCGAAAGTTCTTTGGGCCCGTCTGCCGACTCAATCAGCCTTATGGCCGCCGCGTCTCGGAATATTAGCGGCACGGTAACAAACTCACCGTCACGCAAAATGCCAACTGGATCAATTTCACCAACTGCCAGGTCTTTCCAACTGTCCGGCGTCACACCGTTTTCGGGGTGATCAATCGTGATTGGCTTGCGCGCGTAGCTGTTGATCGCGTCTCTGGAAAACACATGATCGTCAGGCCGGTAAACTCTGACGATCTTTCGATCAGCAAAGCCCATTTCAGACCCGTGATACTCCTGCACATTGCTGCCACGGGAAACGCGCGCAATGACGACAGCCCCATCATCGGTCCGCTTGATCTGACCGGTAACAGGCATTTCGTCTGTGAAATTCATCGCATCACCCTACGCTTTATAGCCATCTGTCACACCAGTATCGTCATTGTCAAGATTGGCCTCGAAATACTCAGTCACGTTACTTTCCAGCCCCGGCGCGAGGCCGCTTTCTGTCAGGCTATTTACGAGTGACTTTGCGATTGCTTCCTCAGGCACGACACTCATATCATAAACATTTTTGAATGTGTCGGCAAGGATTTTACCTGTTTCTGCGCGCTCTTTGGTTGTGGGCTGCCAGAGCGGTCGCCAGTTGTAGTGGATTTCGGGCGGGCGGGAGCCGAGGGCGGAACGGACTAGGCACTCATCCAGAATTGCCGTTGCAGGGGTAATCTCCAAAGTCTGAAGCACTTTGATCGTGTCATAATAGCCTCTGGTGTCGGCATCACCGCTGGCGTTCAGCCCGCCCGGAGACATGCCAAACAGTTTGGTCATTGGGATTGCCGCCGCCGCGCTGACCATCTGCATGAACCGGTCGATAAGGTCGGGCAGAGTCGCAAAGCTGGCCGACTTCTGGTCGTATTTATCTTCAGCGTCCATCAGCAGCGCGCCGTTGATTCCCTTGCCGGTAGCGGTAATCGATGAGCGTCTAAGAACCATGTCTTCGTATTCTCGACCTCCCATCCGCAGCCCGTCGTTGAAGCCACTAATTGAAATTACATCAACCTTGGCTTCAAAGATAAGACTGGCCACGTTGGCTACCGTAGCGTCCAGGTTACGGACGTCCGTCAAAACCGCCTGAAGAACCGGATCGCCCCATCCCGCATTGGCACCCGAGTAGCGCTCATCTGGAATCTCGTCGCCGGTTAAAATGACCAGACGCGACGGGTGAATGACCAGTAGACCGGTGACAGTGCTCAGGTGGTAAAAGGTCGGCTTGCCGTACATTGGGGAACGCGGGTCGGCTTCAAGAACGCCAGCCATCAGGTCTTGGCGACTCAGCACAGTCAAATACTTGACGCCGCCCAAACCAATACTTTCAGGATTAAGCGGTTCTTCAAGGTTGTCGTCACCGGTGCCGATAAATATCGCACCGCCACCAAACAGGCGGGAACGCTTGCTGCACTTGATCATGGCCGCCTGATAGCCGAGTCGCTGTTCCTCGGCCTCGATGTCCGTGATCTGATCCTCAGTGGCCTGCCACTCACGCCACTCGCGTAGGCTGTCCTCGGCCGGAAGGTCAACGATCTTGCGCGCAATCGCAGAGCTGCGATACATCGCGACCAGTTGGCTTTCATCAATTTGAACCAGATTGTAGGTCGAACTCGATGCCTTGTCCCGGTCTGTGCCGAGATTGGCGACGATGTTGCGCAGGCCGTCCATGATATTCATATTGTTCCAGCCCATGAATTGTTTGCGCCCGCCAGCATATCAAACGCGCGTGTTGCAGCGTCAATCTGATCTTTGAATTTGCCCATCGGGAACGTCGCAGCTTCGTCCAAAAAGTCACCATTCCAATCGCCTGCCACAATGTCCACGTTACCGGCCTCAACCTGTGCCGCCAGGGGCATCGCGCGCGTTTCTTTGTCGCCCGTCTCAGGGCTTGCTGTGTAACTATAACCCATTAACGCATGTTTTAGCAAATGCAAAGCCCATGATTTACCAGCAGAGCCGGGGTCTTGCGGAATTGACCCGCGCACGTCTTGCCCATCGGCCGCCGCTGTGCTGCCGACCAGCCGTTCAACACCTGCCGCGTTCACCCGGTCTTTGACAACGTGGGAAATGCAAAGACGCTTGTCCGGGCCGATTCCCATCTTTACGCCAGCAGTCCGGGCCGCCGACGGATCGTCAGTTGCGGCCAAGTCCCATCCACGCACCCACCGATAGCCCGCAGGTTCGGCCTGGATGACGCGGAAGTCTGACCGCTTGAACATGCCGCCGCCGCGCGGTGCGGGGCGCTGTTGAAGCTGACCGGCGCTGGCGTAGATGCCCATGGTCTCTTCAAGGTCCGCCACTTGGTCCTCTGGGAACCGATCAGGAAACAGCAGTTCGCCTTCGATTGTTCGCGGATCGGTGTAAAACGGCGTGGAGCATCGCCGATCCG